CGAAAGGGAGGGGCAATCCGCACGGGGTAACGGTTTTAGTTATGATTTATCTCCCATCGTTTACCAGCCAATTTGTAGAAGTTCACGAGGGCTTCTAACTTATATTTATCGTATTCTAAACCATTCGGCAGCACGACTATAAAATCTACTCCGCCGTCAATGTAACTACCTCGTTGGTAGAGGAATACTTTGCCTATGTACAGGGGCTTATTCGTGCTGCGGGGATAGATATACAACCTTTGTTTCTGCCTGCCGTCCTCGATACGGATACGCCGTTGTTCGTCATCAAACTCATCATTAAGAGCCTTGCGCAAATAGCATACTTGGCTGTTGTGTGCCAAGTTGTACAAGTTGGCTTGGCGAGCTCGCTGAAAGTCGTACAGCAGTTTGTGAAAAGGCGTTGCCAACATACGCAACCACGCTATGAGCTTCGGCTTTCGCAAAAAGGTGGGGGTAAGCAGTACAAGTAGTTTGTCGATGTTTAGGTTATACATTGCTGACATAAGAGATGTCGTTAAAGTTATCAATGGTAAAGTAGCCCGCGGTGGGTATTTTGCTTATCTCTATCGTTTCAAAAGCTCCGTAGTCTCCACTACTGGTGATGTTCTTACTTTGTGCCAATACCAAATGCGGTATTTTCACTCCTTCGGCTTGTTGTAGCGCATCAATAAGGTGTGCTAATACGAGCTCACCATTGAATGGCAACCTTTTTAAGTAGCTTTTTATAGCCTCTTCTACTGGCTTGGTAGCGTGGATGATACTTTGTCCGTTACTATCTAATACCAAAGGGTCATAGACGATTTTCATTTGCAGGTGCAGTATATCGGGCTGATAGTTCACTACCGATAGGCGTACGCCCGCGTCTTTGATTTCTTGCAAGTAGGCGGCAAAGGCTTGCTTTTGGGCATCACTGATAGGTTGGAGCGTGTCGCCCTGTTCTCCTGCTATTTTGACTATCAAACGCCCCTCGTTTTTGCTTTCTATCACTGCCGAGTACTTCACTATCTTGCTGGCTTCTATCTGTTCCTCTGTATGTCCTTGGTTATTGAACTTATCGCTGTCGGGCAATAGGTCAAACCCGTATTGGAAGGCAAGGGCTTTGCTTCTGTACCAACGTGCTGTGTGAGGTTTGAGTTCGGTAAGGCGTTTGTCTATATCCGCTCTATGATGGTCGAATAGCTTCTCTAAGCTCCATATTGCCACCGCTATAATATAGACCCACAAGCGCCATATAGCTACTTTGGAAGTGCTATTGAGGCTTTCCAATGCAGGCTCTTGTGCTTTGGCTTGCAGGATAAGGTTTTGTATCTCTTGAATGCTTCGTGCCATAGTTATTGTTGTGTTACTACAAAATCTAAATTAATCGCCCAAATACTGATACCCTCAAGGCGTTTAGCAACTTGCTCATCTTCCTTAGAAAATGCGGTTGCTGGTTGCAAGTTCTTTGCAGTGTAGTAGTTTAGTATATCTTTATTGCTAAATGCTTCGGTAGGTAATACTAAGGTTTTGCCCGCTTGCACATCATCGGTGATGTTAATAGCGTTGTTTTCGGCAAACTCAAAGACGCTTTCAATGCTACCCGTATGCTGTAGGGCGAGGTCTAAAAGGCTTTGATTATGTAGGGCGGTGATTGTCATTTTGCTTTACCATTTAACTGCTTGTACTTCTTTAATTCGGTGAGAAGTTCCTCTACTGAGGCTTCTAAGTCCT